ATGACAGGACAATATCAAGGTGCTCTTAAAAATCCTTTCTCAACATTTAGTATTGGTGTAACAAACTACGATGGAACCGATTTTGATTTTGAGGTTTCACTTTCTGCTGGTGATGCTAAAAATATTAATAAAGTATTTGGTAGAGGAAACTTTGAGAAACCAAGAACTCAAGTTCCACTTATGGTTGAGGAATCTTATCTTAACTTGTTAAACTACGCTTGGAGTAAAGGTTATATTAGAGGTTTGAGAAACACTCTTACAACAACAGAAGGTGCACAAAGTAATGACACAACATCATTAGGTTATTATCTTGAGAGATTCCAATCACCGAGCACTCCTTGGGTTGTTTCTGAATTAAGAGGTAATAAAGTATACAATATGTTCAAAGTATATTCAATCTCTGATGGTAATAGTGCGAACTCTGAAATTAAAATTTCATTTACTGATTTATCATTTAACAATGAAACGTTTACAGTATTGGTAAGAGATTATTTTGATACAGATTCAAACCCAGTTGTTTTAGAAAAATTCACAAGTTGTTCTATGGATCCTTCACAAAATAACTTTATTGCTAAGAAAATTGGAACATTGGATGGTGAGTATGAATTAAAATCAAAATACATCTTGATTGAGATGAATGAAGATGCACCTGTAGATTCAATTCCATGTGGTTTTGAGGGTTATACTTTTAGAGAGTATCCAGGTTCTCGTTCACCATTCCCTGTTTACAAAACGAAATATTTCACTCCAGGTGAAACCGTATTTAATCCTCCATTTGGATTAGCGTCAGGTGGTGACGATGCATTTGTAAGTGCTGGAGATAATGTTAAGAGAACATATTTAGGTATTTCATCTTATTGGGGATGGGATGGTGACTTCTTCCAATACAAAGGAAAAAGAAAACCACTTAACATATGTGATGGTGAAGGACTTGATTGGAACTTTAAAACAAAAGGTTTCCATATGGATCAATTTGCAAGTGGTATTACAATTAATAGTGCATTTGCATCTAGTGGAACCCCTGCATTTGAGTGTGGTGTTGCATCATTCTCTTCTGAACCAATTGATGTAACAGATCCATACTACAGATTAAACGCAAGAAAATTCACAGTATTTGCTTATGGTGGATTTGATGGTTGGGATATCTACAGAGAATATAGAACAAATGGTGATAAATTTACTTTAGGAAGAACTGGTTTCCTTAATGGTGCTTGTTCATCAGTTAGATATCCTAAAGGTAAAGGTAACGGATTGTTTAAACAAATCGCAATTGGTGATGGAACTGTAGAATATGGTAATACTGATTACTACGCATATTTGTTAGGTATCAGAACTTTTGCTAACCCTGAAGCAGTTAATATTAACTTGTTTACAAGTCCAGGTATTGATTTATATAATAATTCAGACTTGGTTGAAAGAACAATTGATATGATTGAAAACGAGAGAGCGGATTCATTGTATATTACAACAATGCCTGACTACAATATGTTCTTACCTACAACTACAGGACAAGATGGTTTAATCTACCCTCAAGAAGCGGTTGATTTACTTGAGGAAACAGGTATTGATTCTAACTATACTGCAACTTACTATCCTTGGGTTCTTACAAGAGATACAGTTAATAACACGCAAATTTATATTCCTGCAACTGCTGAAGTTACAAGAAATATGGCGTTAACTGATAACATTGCTTTCCCTTGGTTTGCTGCGGCAGGTTACACTCGTGGTATTGTAAACGCTATCAAGGCTCGTAAGAAGTTAACACAAGAAGATAGAGATGTATTGTATCTTGGAAGAATTAACCCAATCGCTACTTTTGCTGACGTAGGAACAGTAATTTGGGGTAACAAAACTCTACAAGTAAGAGAGTCCGCACTTGACAGAATTAACGTAAGAAGACTACTTCTTCAAGCAAGGAAGCTAATTTCTGCGGTTTCTGTAAGATTGTTGTTCGATCAAAACGATCAACAAGTAAGACAAGACTTCTTGAATGCAGTTAACCCTATTCTTGATGCTATCAGAAGAGATAGAGGTTTATATGACTTCCGAGTAACTGTATCAAATGACACAGAAGATTTAGATAAAAATCAGATGGTAGGTAAAATCTACATCAAACCAACTAAATCTCTTGAGTTTATTGACATCACATTCTACATTACACCAACAGGGGCATCCTTTGATGATGTATAAAGAATAAAAAACAATGAAAGAGGGGTGATTATCACCCCTTTTTTATTTTAACTAATATTTATTAATATGGATTATAAAAAAATAGTTAGACAAATAATAAATGAAATCATAGATGATTCATCAACTCCAGTAATGAAATATTACGCTTTTGATTGGGATGACAATTTAATGTTTATGCCAACAAAAATTTATTTAAAAGATAAAAACGGAAAATCTGTCGGTATGTCAACTGAAGATTTTGCAGAATATAGAACAGAAATTGGAAAAGAACCTTTTAATTATGAAGGTAAAGAAATAGTTGGTTTTGATGAAGATCCGTTTAGAGACTTTAGAGTAACAGGAGACAAGAATTTTCTTCGTGACGCAATGGATGCACCAACAGGTCCTGCATGGAGTGACTTCGTTGAGGCAATTAATAATGGTTCAATATTTTCAATTGTTACAGCAAGAGGACATACCCCATCGGTTCTTAAACAAGCTGTCTATAATTTAATCAAAAAGAATATGCACGGAATTGATTCAAACCAATTGGCAAAAAATTTAATAAAATATAGAGAGTTGGCAGATGAAGATAAACTTACGAAAGACCAGTTGATTAGAACGTATCTTGATATGTGTAGATTCTACCCAGTTTCATTTGGTGAAGGAAGTGCGACAAATCCCGAGCAAGGAAAAATAAATGCAATGGAGGAGTTTGTTGGTTATGTCAAACAAATGTCAAACCAACTTCAAAAGAAAGCATTTATGAAAAATAAAATTAGTAATTACTTTACACCATTTATTGGATTTTCAGATGACGATGTAAGAAATGTAGAAACAATGAAACAACATTTTAGTAAAAAAGATGATAATATATTAAAGACTTATTTAACAGCAGGAGGAGAAAAGAAACTTTATTAATATTAAGTTCTAAGTCTAAGTAAGTATATTTTTAAAAAAAAACAAAGTAAATAGAAAAAATATTTGGAATACAATATTTATAAAATAAAGAAATAAACATAAAAGAAAAAATTTATAAAATTATGGCTGATTTATTAATGAAAATGCCAGTTCCGTATGAACCGAAAAGACAGAACAGGTTTATTGTAAGGTTCCCATCTAGTTTGGGAATCAACGAGTGGTTCGTAGAAACTGCTGCCCGACCATCAATCAAAATCGGCGCAACAGAAATCCCGTTCTTAAATACTTCAACATATGTTGCAGGGCGTTTTACTTGGAACTCTATTCAGGTTAAGTTTAGAGATCCAATCGGTCCTTCAGCATCACAAGCTCTTATGGAGTGGGTTCGTTTGTGTGCAGAATCTGTTACAGGACGTATGGGTTATGCGGCAGGTTACAAACAAAATGTTGACTTGGAAATGTTGGATCCAACAGGAGTTGTTGTTGAGAAGTGGATTTTGGAAGGAACATTCTTAACAGATGTTAACTTTGGTTCATTAGCATATAATGCTGATCAGTTGGCAGACATTACTGCGACACTTCAAATGGATAGATGTATATTAGTATACTAGAAAAATATTTATTTAATAGTCAATCCCCATATACAAAATGTATGGGGATTTTTGTTTACTATAAATTCTTTAAGTTTATTTTTAAAACAAAAAGTATATGGAAGCAAATGTAAACGAATATGGACAAATGGATTTTAATTTACCACACGATTTGGTGCCACTACCAACTGGTGGGGTTTTCTATCCAAGTAAGAAAAAAAGTGTTAAGGTAGGTTATTTAACAGCAGCCGATGAAAACATTATAATTAATATGGACGGAAGAAAAACAATTAAAGAAACTGTAATCCTTCCATTATTAAGAAATAAAATTTATGAACCTGATATCAGACCTGAAGATTTATTGGATGGTGATATTGAAGCGATATTATTGTTTTTAAGAAACACATCATTTGGTCCTGAATATA